AACAGCGCGGCGGGCGGCATCGAGAGCGCTTTGAAAGAGGCGCAGAAAGCGCGCCTTGATAACGTGGACGATTGGCTGGCCAAGCGCTACGGGCCGAAACGCGCGGCAGCGTTTCAGCATGCGCACATGATGGAAGAGGGCCGCCCCATTGAGACGATATGGGATGCAATGACAGGCATCACCGCGCACGCGAAGACAATCCCATACACGGCCGACAGGATAGAAGTAGAGGCCGAGGCGGGCGCCCTGCTAAAGTTTGTCGCCTGATTCCTTCCCTACTCTTTCAACGGCCGCCATTGTGCGGCCGTTTTTTTTGCTGCAGCGGGTTGACACGGCCGCCCGCGTGCGCATAATCGCGGGACCTGCAACTAATTTTCCGGCCGGCAGGTGCTGGGCATACAGTGAGAACGTAACCATGGGTGACCGAGTACTGATCCAATTTATCAACGGCCGCGACGCGCGCGAATTTTCTCCCGTCGCATATTTACACTGGCACGGCGAGGATGCGCCGGACCTGATCAAGGCATGTGCCGAGCTTATGCGCGGCCGCGACGGTGACGTGGGTTATTCTTTTGCCCGGTTTATCGGGATCTGTCACGAGACGGTCGGTGGCAATCTTTCCCTTGGTGCATGGAATGCAAAGGCCGTGCTGCAGCCAGATGAGTCACACGGTGACGCCGGGTGCTATGTGGTGGACGTGACGACGTGGGAGGTGCTGGCCTTTGGTGGGTACGGCACGCCATTCAACGCGCGCGAAGAGGAGGCGGAAAGACACGCGCATGGCTGACGCGCACGCGCGCCCCCTCGAGCCCGGCATCTGCCGGGCTTTTTTATGCCCGGCCGCAAACCGGCCCGCGCGCCGCGCGCCCTGATCCAGTCAGCGCAAGGCGCGCCGCCATACTCCGGCCGGGCCGCTCCCGGTCCGTGGTCCGTCGGCCGCGCTCCGTGCTGGCCTGATCTAGCGCCGCGCGCCCTGATCCGGGCCCGGAATCGGGCCGCGTGAACGGTTTTATCTATCGCGCGCGCCTTGTTTTTCGTAACCCATTGATTTTATTGGAGTCACTATTTCCGGTAATTGCTATTACCGGAAATAGCGCCCCGGGCCGCGTGCCGCCGGCACGGGTCCCTTGCCGGCCGATCCGCCCGCCTCGGGCCCCGGTCCAGAGCCGATCCGGCAAAAGCCCCCGGCCTAGCGCAGCGGTGGCTTAAGCCCGATTTTGTACATACATGGATTAGTAAAACGCTTTTTAGACCCCCTTTCCGTAAGCCCCCGGCCGCGCGCCAATAACCGTGCCAAGTCCGCCCGCTGTATAATGAATTCGTCAAACAGGAATATTCATATAACTTTTAGTTATAAAAAGTTCTGAAGGGCTTATATCCCTTGGTTATAGGTCATATTCCAAACGGTTATATGCACCCGATGTTCCACGTGGAACATCCCGGCCTTTTTGCCCATGGAAAAAGGGCCTGAAGAGGCCTTCTGGGAAAGGCCCCCCTTGGTTTGCAAAATCGAGGGGGCGGGGGTATATATAAAAATTCAAAACAGAAATGGAGAAATCATGGGTAACGCAGGAAGGCCGCAGTTTGACATTGAGTCGCATCGCAAGAAGCTGCAGCTTCGGATGTTGCAGCTTGAGGCGCAGGACAAGGCGAGGGACACCTTCTTGTCTTTTTGTCAGTACGTCTGGCCGGAGATGCTGGTCGGGGAGCACCACAGGCTCATTGCCGAGAAGCTTGATCGGGTGGTCGAGGGCAAGTGCAAGCGGCTGATGATTGCCATGCCCCCTCGTCACGGAAAGAGCCAGATGGGCAGTTACCTGTTTCCGGCGTACCTGATGGGCCGCTTGCCGCGGTCCAAGCTCATTGTGGGGTCGCACACGGCAGAGCTGGCGCAGCGCTTTGGCAGGATGATTCGAAACCTTGTGTCCGAGGAGCGTTATCGGGATATCTTTCCTGAGTTGAAGTTGTCTGCGGACTCCAAGGCCGCGGGCCGTTGGGATACCAGCGCCGGGGGCGAAGCGTTTTTCATTGGCAAAGGCGGTGCGATGACGGGCCGTGGCGGGGACATCGTAATTCTGGATGACATCTTGGATGAGCAGGATGCGATGTCGGACACGGCGATGGACAACACGTTTGAGTGGTACACCTCTGGCCCGCGTCAGCGTCTGCAGCCTAACGGGGCGATTATTGTGATCAACACCCGCTGGCGCACGGATGACCTGACGGGTCGTTTGCTCAAGATGCAGGGGCAGCCCAGATCGGACCAGTGGGAGGTGTTGGAGTTCCCGGCAATCATGCCGTCGGGCAAGCCCCTGTGGCCGGGGTACTGGAAGCTGGAGGAGCTGGAGAAGGTTCGCACGGCGATTGGCGTGCGCAAGTGGAACGCGCAGTGGCAGCAGACGCCCACGGCAGAGGACGGGGCGATCCTCAAGCGTGAGTGGTGGCGACGTTGGGAGCATGATGAACCGCCGCCCGTGCATTACATTATTCAGTCGTATGACACGGCGTATTCGAAGAAGGAGACGGCAGACTACTCTGTGATCACGACGTGGGGAGTGTTCTATCCGGACGCGGACTCGGGGCCGAACTTGATTCTTTTGGCCGTGTGCCGCGGTCGGTGGGACTTTCCTGAGTTGAAGCGTGTTGCGAAGGACGAGTACAAGTACTGGAACCCTGACAATGTGTTGATTGAGGCCAAGGCCACGGGCACCGTGCTGCAGCAGGAGCTGCGTCGGATGGGGATTCCTGTGACGATGTACAGTCCCGGGGGGCGCAGGGCGGGGCAGGACAAGGTATCGCGGGCCAATGCGGTAGCGACGATGTTCGAGGCGGGGATGGTCTGGGCGCCACGCACGGAGTGGGCGGACGAGTTGATTGAGGAGTGTGCGGCGTTCCCCAGTGGCGACAATGATGACCAAGTGGACTCCACGACGCAGGCGTTGATGCGTTTCCGGGCGGGGAACTTCATTGCTTTGGAAACGGACGAGGGGGATGAGCCCGGTGACCCTTCTGTTGTGAAGGAGTATTATTGAGGGATAGAATGGGGCACTGACTTTTTTGGAGGGTGGCGCTGTGGCGATGAATGCACGACAAATGCTGGCGGGGCTGCCTGTTCAAATGGCCGAGGGCGGCGAGACGTGGTCTCCGGGCGATTCCCTTGGCCGGCGTCGTGCTATTGAGAGTGGTAATGAGGCGGGCTGGTTGCAGGCGGTAGCGGACTCTGCTCAACGCTGGATGTCTAATCCGGGCACTGCGGCTGAAGCCTACGATGCCATGGTACAGTCCGGCATTGGCATCAAGGACCTTCTGGATGCGGGGGTGTCGCAGGCAACCATCGATCAGGCCCTGTCTATTCCTACCAGTGAAGCACAGAAGCAGGTCAACAGGCTGACCGCCACCAGCCTGACCAACACCTTGGCACAGAACCCGAACATTGCAGGGGAGCTTGCCGCCCGCGGGGCGCAGGACGTGTACGCGCAATCCCGTCAGTTTGTAGAGAACCTGCAGAAGGACGGCCTGACGGACGACGAGCGGCGCTACTTGCAGCAGGTCGCGGCACAGCAGGGCTGGGGGTTTTCTGACATTCGCGCTGCAGGCGTGGACCCCAGTATCCTGTTCAAGTCTTTTGAGGCCCCTGCTCCGGTGACTCCTGCTCCGGTGACTCCTGCCCCTGTCTTCCCTCAGCCCGACCCCTACACCCCGGTGACGGTGTACGACCCCAACCAGTTCATTCGCGAGAACGCAGGGGCGGACTTGTACGCGAAGGGCCAGCCTGCTTTGGACACGGCGTTTCGAGAAAGCCCTGTTCGTACAGTCAGTCCGGTGACGGGGCAGTACGTGTACACCCCGGCGGCTTCTCTGCGCCCTGCCACTGGTTCGGGGTTCAGTTTTACGCCGCCTGTGGTGACCAGCCGTCCGCGTCAGCTGCTGGACGTGGCACCGACTGCCTCTGCTTCGCAGCTGTACGCACAGTCGCGTCAGGAACAGGACCGCGCGCTGCGAAACGCCTTCACTGCAGCCCAGATACCTCTGGGCGGTCAGGACGTTTACAGTTGGCAGTCCCGTCTTCGCAGCGGAGACTACATTTCCCCGACCGGAGCGTTTGACACCACCCGATTCAATCAGGACTTCCAGTCATGGGCCGCGGGCCGCGGCTCGGGAACCTCTGGCACTTCTGGCCAGCCGGACGCAGTAGCGTATGACGCCATGGGAAACCCGATACAGCCTGTAGATCCCATGCAGCTGCAGCCCAAGATGTTCTTGGGTTTCGCTGACGGCGGGGACGTGAGAGCGCGGGAGTTGCTTGATCGCTTAAAAAAGCCTGAAGGCGCCGAGGAGCAGGTCCTTGGCGCCGAGGACACTTACGCTCAAGCGCCGGGAACCTTGGACTTTGTTTCGGAAAAGGTGGGCCGCGGCGCGCGGGCTTTGCGAGACGTTGTGGTGAACTTTACCCCCCTGTCGAAGATGGAAGAGGACGCGACGCGGATATCGCTCGAGCACTTCCCGGACAGCAGGCAGTACGGCGGGGAATCGGACGCACTGAGGCACATGCTGTTTCAAGCGCAGGCTGTTCAGCGCTTTGGGCAGCCGGCCGCCAAGGCACTGAGTCTGATCAACGAGTATGGGCTGGCTATTCTGGAGTCGCAGCCGAAAGAGCATCTGCGCATGGATTTGGAAAACGATGCTCTTGGTAGAGAAATTGGTCTTTCCGACCTGAGTGAAGAAGAGAAGCTTCAGGCTATTCTGGATCTCATCGGGTCTGGAAAGGCGGTTGTGCTCAACCCTCAGAGGAAGGAGTTTGCCAAAGGCGGAGAGGCCTCTGCCTCTCCCACTCCCGAAGAACTCTTGGCCCAGATAGACCGCAGCATGGCCAACTCCCCGGCCTCGGCTCAAGGCACCGCCAGCAGTGTGCAGCCAGACTCCGTGGAACAGGACAGCCGCAGCATGCTTCGCCGCATCAGTGATGCGTTCGGGCAGAACGTGACGGCTCCCGTGGTGGGATCGATGTTGGACATGACCGCGGGGGTCGGCGACCTTGCTCAGATGGGCATAAAAGCCGGAGCGAATAAGCTTGGCATTGAGACCCAGCCGTTCACCCCGGTCTCCTCTGCTATTCAGGAATCCCTTGGCGTGGCAGGGTATGACCCGTACTCCCCGGCAGCCATTGCGACCGCCATTGGCCTTCCGGCGGCAGCGTCGCTGCGCGCAGCAGGGGCCGCGGCCCGCGGCTCACGGCCCTTGATGCTCAGTGAAGCAGTCCCCCGAACAGGCCGACGCCGGCCTCCTGCCCCGGGCAGTGCCGAAGAGCTTTTGTCCCGCCTTGCTCCGATTGTGGACAAGGAAGCATCGATATTTGCCAGTTCGGAGCTGGCGGCCATGGGCGCGCGCGAAGTGGCTCCGGACAACTTCACGGCGGAGATCGCAGCGGCGATTGCCGGAGGCGGCGCGTACAACACCCTTGATAACATCCTGAGCAGCTCTGCGCGGACCGCGGACATGGGCGCGCCGACCACGGCCCGGTCTCAGATGGCTGAGATATTCAGACACACCCCCACCAGAGAAAACCCCTTTGTTGGCCGATTAGACAACTATGTGGCCAATCTGCCCGGAAAAATAGGCCGGGATCAGCTGTTGGCGCAGTTGAAAGGCAAGTTCAGAACATCTGAGATATTGCGGGTGGAACGGGCATTGGAGGACGTTGATCCAAATGCCAAGCTGCAGCCAACCGAGATATTGGAAAAAATCAAACAGGAATATGACCCGTCAGACCTGACGGTAACCACGATCACTCCGGGGCAGTTCAGAGATAGCGGGAGGCAGTTTTACTCGAACATGGACAATCCATGGGTAGGCCTTCCCTCAGAGCTTGCGCCTGAACAGGGGGTGATCGTGCTGTCTCGTCCCCTGTTATCGGGCGGAAAGAGGTACACAAAAGGACAGGTACGGGAGGCAACAGACGCACTGTCAAACCTGAACCTGATGTTTGAGCTGACGAGCCGTGGCGGGGAGACGGTGCCGGCCGAGGACATGAGGGTTTATCTGGATTCACTTGTCCGTCCGCTATCGCGTTCTTTGTATAACTCGGAAGCTATTGCGGAGGACGAGAGACAAAGCTTGCTTGGGATAGTGGACAACATGGAAAGGTCCTATTTAATCGAATCAGAAATAGAACAGACACTGGCTAGGTTGGCAGGAGTCACCTTCGTTTTTCCGAATCAGGCTCAAACACCGCTAGGATCCCGCAACAGACTGGTGGCGAATGATGAGTTCAATGCGGAAAAGAACAGACTGCTCGCACAGGGCGGCTTGGAGCCTTCTCAGGTAATAAACCAAGCCTATGTAAACGTGTTCAAAAGAAGGATGGAAAACGAGATATCAAACCCGTTATATTGGCACACTCGCGACATTATGAGATCACTTCCAAAGCCTGACAACGTAACAACACCAGCGGAAGCGGATGCGTTTTTATCAGACACTTTCCTTCCTGCCATCATGAGTGCAATGGAACGGGCGGGCAACACGCGCAACAACCAGATGGTGGGCTATGTTGAAGACCTTCGCGACAGCGGCGTGGACAAAGTGCTGCGTCAGATGATAGAGGATTCGAAGGTTCCGGAAAGAACAGGGGTCAACCCCGATTATGTAGGACAACACGGAGCGCTGACCGGCACGCAGGGCGGACAGATAGGTTTTAGTCGAACATCTGACGTAGTCGCCAGCCTTTCCGGAATGAACAATGCTCGAGGTATTTACCTGCACGAAATGCAATCGGATCTTCTGGATGATATAAACACCCGTCAAGGGCGAGTTGCCAGTGGGGCGACGCTGGCAGAGGTTAAAAATTCCATCTCCCGCATTGAGGAAAAGGTTTCCAACGCCTTCAAGGAGAGGGCAGGCGATACTTTTGCTGAAAACGAAGAGGTGATGGGGAGACTACTCAACGACCTGCTGGCCAACCCGTCTAGGAGAGCAGACATAGTAACGCTGTATGAGACTACATACCCAGAGTTGTGGAACTCCGCCCCAGATCTCATGCGCTGGGTAAATCGCAGCATATCACTTGACAGCTTGATAAAGGCAAGAAGAAGGGTAGAGGAGCTGCAGCAGCCTGAGGCAAGTAGAAGAACAAGAACGCCTGAGTTTGCCTTGGATGAGGCTTTCCCGGGAATGATGTCTGATTCCAAGACTCTGCAGCAGATGTTGATGAAAACAGCAGTACACTCGGCAATGGACAGGGGTATGAATTTCGTGGCGTTTACTATCCCGGAAAGGCCCTACTCCTCGCAGCCTCAACTGTACGAAAGAGTGCCGCAAAACGCCCGGGACGTGGTGAAAGATCTTGGCGAAGGATTCCGTCTGGAACAGATTCGAATGAGAAGCCCAAGAGACTATAACTCCAACAGCTTTCCTGTTTTGGCAATCACGTGGGATCAATCGACCGCCGAGGGCCGCGAGGGGGTAAACCGTATCAGGACGCAAGGCCTGCCCTTCCGGCATGGCGGTGAAGTGACAACGCAGCCCGATGACTTGAAAAATCTGTTATCCTTCTTGGATAAGAAACCTGCGCACAAACGGAAATAACCATGTCCTCCATAGACAAAGCACTGAATTCTGCGCCAGACAGCGACATAATCGTGATTGAGGAGTCCACGGCTCCTGACATTGAGATCATGATCGATGACGAAGGAGGCGTTGAAGTAGCGTTGGATGAACAGGCCGACGACGTGGGTTTCTACGACAACCTTGCAGGGCTGATTCCTGACCAAGATTGCGCCAGAATCGCATTGGACATGATGGCTTTTTACGAAGCGGACAAGTCCTCTCGTCAGGAGTGGGAGACTCAGTACTCCAAGGGCCTTAGCCTGCTGGGCTTTCGCATGGAAGATCGCACACAACCGTTCCGCGGAGCGTCGGGCGCGGTTCATCCAATGCTTTCTGAGTCCGTGATCCAGTTCCAAGCGCAGGCACTCAAGGAGCTCATGCCCGCAGGAGGCCCTGTTCGCACCAAGATCATGGGCAAAGAGACCCTCGACAAGGCTCAACAGGCTGCTCGTGTGCAGGATTTCATGAACTACCAGATCACTACGGTGATGAAGGAGTTCACCCCCGAGATGGATCAGGCACTTTTCTACCTCGGGTACGGTGGATCGGTGTTCAAGAAGGTGTATTTCGACGCTCAGTTGGGCCGTATGGTCTCGAAACTGGTACTTCCGGATGATCTTTTCATCCCATATGCCGGATCTTCGGTCATGCAGCAGTGTTCGCGGATCACGCACCGCATTGCAATGTACGACAACGACTACCGAAAGCGGGTTATTGCCGGGGAGTACCTTGATGTCGTGCAGTATCCGGAAGACAACAACCTCCCGCAGAGCGATATTGAGGCTCAGACCAACCGAATCGTTGGAATTTCCCCCACGACAGAGAACGAAGACATTTTCCTGCTGGAATTCCACGTGTTTTTGGACATTCCGGGCTTTGAGGACGTGGACGAAGAGGGAAATCCGACCGGAATCAAGCTTCCATACATCGTTACGCTGGAGGAAAACAGCGGAAAATTGGTAGGAGTGCGTCGAAACTGGAACGAAGGGGACGAAATAAAGCTCCGCAAGGAGTTTTTTGTCCATTACGTGCTGGTGGAGGGCCCCGGAGCCTATGGTTTGGGCTTTGTTCACCTGATCGGAGGTCTTTCCAAGGCCGCGACCAGTGCTTTGCGTCAGCTTCTGGACTCAGGAACGCTGGCAAACCTGCCGGCGGGCTTCAAAGCGAAGGGTGCGCGCATTGCAGATGACAGTGACCCCATCCAGCCCGGCGAATGGCGCGATATTGACGCGGGTGGAGCGGAACTGAGCAGCAGTTTGCTGCCGCTGCCCTACAAAGAGCCCAGCCAGACGCTGTTTGCCTTGCTGGGATTCACAGTGGAGGCGGGACGACGCCTTGCTGGCATCACGGACATGCAAGTAGGCGACGGAAATCAGCAGGCGGCCGTGGGAACAACGATTGCGTTGCTTGAGCGCGGGGCACTGACCATGTCCGCGATCCACAAGCGACTGCACTACGCCCAAGGTCAGGAATTCGAGATGTTGGCAGCAGGCTTTGGTGCCTACCTGCCCGATGAGTACCCCTACGATGTGCCCGGCGCCTCCCGGTACGTCAAGAAAAATGACTTCAACAACCTTGTTGCAGTGCTTCCGGTTGCAGACCCCAATATTTTCTCCACGGCACAGCGTATTCAGCTGGCGCAAACGCAGTTGCAGCTTGCCCAACAGGCCCCGCAAATGCACAACCTGTACGAGGCGTATTACCGTGTGTACGCAGCGCTCAATGTGCGGGACATTGACGGTATACTGCGGCCCCAGAACACCCAGTTCCCCAAGGACCCGGCACAAGAGAACGCAGACGTTTTGGACAGCATGCAGCTCAAGGCGTTTGCTGGTCAGCAGCACGATGCTCACATCCTGTCTCACCTGATAATGGGCCTTTCCCCGATGCTGCAGGCATTGCCACAGTCTGCCGTCGAGCTGCAGAAGCATATTCTGGAGCACGTTCGCATCAAGGCAGAAGAGGATGTTGCTGCGGAGTTGTTCATTCAATACGGAACAGACCCGGAGAAGCTGGTTTCTGATATCCAGCGAGAAGGTATGGTAGCGCTCAAGGCCGCGCAGTATATGCAGCAGGTGCGTGACATGCAGGCTGGCCTGACGGGGCAGGGCAATCAGCCCGATCCTGTGGTCATGCTCAAGGAAAAGGAAATCGCCTTGAGAGCTCAGGTGGAACAGAACAGAACGAACGAAGCGCAGGCCCGCCTGCAGCTGGACGCTCAGAAAGCTCAACAGACAATGCAGGCTTCTCGAGAGCGCATTCAGTCTCAGGAGAAGATTGCCAACACAAGAGCTGAAACCGCGCAACAGAGAATTGTTGCCGCCGACATCATGCAACGGAGACGAGACAATGCCGCTCAAAAAAGGCAGTAGCAAGAAGGTCATCAGTGAGAACATTGGTGAGATGGTAGGCAAGTACAAGCGTACTGGCACCATTGGTACCAGCAAGCCGTCCAGTGCCAAAAAAGCAACAGCGCAGGCAGCGGCCATCGCCTATGAAGAAGCGGGCAAGGCGAGAAAGCCCAAGGCGGCAGCCAAGGGGGGCGAGATGAAAAAGCCCAAGGGCGCATTCATGATGGTCAAGCGCCGAGACGCGGATCAGAAAACAGCGATCTATTAAGCAGGCCGGTTTTCGGGAGGCACCTCAAGTCCTCCCGCTTTCATGGAAACTCCATGCGTACACTTGCAGAAAGCATATTGCGTGAGCTTGAAAAGACGATTCGCGACACTGAAAGCATGGTGTTGGGCGGTGGCGTGACTGACATGGAGCGCTATCGTTTCCTTATGGGCCGTCTTGAGGGGTTACGATTCTCGCAGCAGTCCGTGAAAGACATTTTGAAAAGACAGGCTGACGAAGAGTTTTAACCACCAAGGGTCCAAGGAGCACTATGACCACTGAAGCACTCACCGCGTTGGAAAAGAAACGTATGTTGAAGGCGGCCGAAGAAGAAAAAAGGCCGAAGAACTTTGGCGATGTTTTTAGCGCCGAGGGGAAACTCGACAATGCTGTTCTAGAGTCCTCTCTTTCTATGATCCCCTCCCCCACCGGGTGGCGGATCGCTGTGCTTCCCTACCGAGGCGCACAGCTTACGAAAGGGGGGATTGCCCTTACACGAGAAACACAAGACAAGGCGGCGATAGCTACCACCTGTGCTTATGTTTTGAAGGTTGGCCCGCTGGCTTACCGGGATGAGTCAAAGTTCCCGGACGGTCCGTGGTGCAAGGAGGGGGATTGGGTCATCTTTGGCAGATATGCCGGAGCGCGGATCCATATTGATGGCGGAGAGATCAGGTTCCTGAACGATGACGAGATCATCGGCAAGGTGAACAGCCCTGATGACGTGTTGCATTTCTAAGGAGACGAGTATGTTGAGGCAAGAAGAGCAGTTGGAGTTTGATATCGGCGAGGGAGTAGAGCCAAAGACGGTAAGTCTGGGTGAAAACGGAGAAGCCGAGGTTCTGGAAAAACAGGAACCCCCGGCCGTCCTCACCGAAGAGGATAGCAACAAGGAGGAAGTCCGGGCGTATGGTTCGGAGGTCCAGAAACGCATCGACAAGCTCACCGCCCGTTTGAGAGAAGCGGAGCGTCGTGAAAATGCGGCGCTGGAATACGCGAGAAGCGTCAATGCTCAAAAGGAGACCTTGGAGCAGCAGTTCCGAGCTGCGGACGGCGCCCGCTTGAACGAAGCCAAAGGTCGCATTGAGACTCAGATGTTGGCGTTGAAGCAGGTCATCCGAAAGGCTCGCGAAGAGAATGACATTGATACAGAAACTGAGGCCCAGCAGCGTCTGGCTGCTTTGATATATGACTCTTCTCGTGTGGCGGACGCACAGGCTCGTGCCCCGCAAGCGCAGGCCCCTGTTGTAGAGGCCAAGCCAGCACAGCAGGTCCCTGCGCCTCGTCAGCAGGTTGAAGTGGATCCGAGGGCAGAGGAATGGGCCGAAAACAACCCTTGGTTTGGCAAGGATGTTGTGATGACCAGTGCTGTTCGTGGCATCCACATTGACCTTGTTCAAAATCAGGGATTTGACCCTAGGACAGATGAGTACTATGATGAGATAAATCGCAGAATGCAGGGAATGTTCCCCGACAGGTTAGGGAAGCCCGCCTCTGCGCAACAACCGACCAGAAGCAGCCGCCCCGTGCAAACGGTTGCCTCTGCAAACCGGGCAACCGGCGTTGCATCTGCACGCAGGCTCGTGAAACTGTCTCCAAGTCAGGTAGCGATTGCCAAAAAACTAGGTGTTCCTCTCGAGGAATACGCCAAATATGTGAAGGAGTGAGCATGAACGACGAAAGCCTGAGCGTACCGTCTCTTAACCGTGCAGCCCGTGGGTCCTCTACTCGCGACAAAACTGCACGCCGCAAGCCGTGGGCTCCACCTTCTCGCTTGGACGCGCCTCCCGCGCCTCCCGGATACAAACATCGCTGGATTCGAACCGCAGCAGGGAATCAAGAAGATCGTACCAACGTGGCAGGCAAGCTCCGTGAGGGCTATGAGTTTGTCCGTGCTGACGAGCATCCTGATTTCGCTGCACCTGTCGCCGAAGACGGCAGGCATGCGGGGGTAATAAGCGTTGGCAATCTTGTGCTTGCCCGTATCCCGGATGAAACAGTCGAAGAACGCAATGAATACTACCAATCACGGGCTTCTGACCTGCAACGGGCAGTGGACAACGACATGTTGAAGGCTAATCAGCACGACACCATGCGTATCCATAACCCCGAAAGGTCGTCCAGAACTTCATTTGGGAGTTCGCAGGGCAAGCCCAAATAACCTTCATAGGACACGACAATGGCAAACGTAGACAAAGCATTTGGCTTGCGTCCTCTTGGTAACCTGTCCGCCACTGGTGCTCAGAAGCAGTATGGCTATGAGATCGCAGACAACCAGTCTGGCGCGATTTACCAAGGTGACCTTGTCACACTATCCAGTGGCTACATTGTTAAATACGACGACACTCTGCACACTGCTGCGGTAGGCGTATTCAACGGCTGTAACTACACTGATCCCACCACTGGGAAACCCACTTGGAAGAACTTCTACCCGGGTTCAGTCAACATCACGTCCGGAGTTATCACCGCAGACGTAGTTGATGATCCCAACCAGCTGTTCCTCATCCAAGCTGACGAAGATGTTGTGCAGGCAGATGTTGGCTTGAACGCCAAGATTGCTTACACAGCAGGCAGCTCTGTTACGGGCGTTTCCGGAACTGAGTTGGATTCTTCCACTATCGCCAACACAGCAGGTCTGGTTCTGAAGATTGTGGGCTTCTATGACAGCCCGAACAACATTCGTGCCACCAACCATGTTGACGTTGTGGTTAAAATCAACACTCACTTGTATGGCAGCACTGGTGTTGCTAATACAGCGCCCGTATAACAGGAGCTAACCATGGCTATTTCACGCGCTCAACTTGTTAAAGAACTGGAACCCGGCCTGAACGCCTTGTTTGGTCTGGAATACCAGAACTACGACAAAGAACACGCCGAAATCTACGATATCGAAACCTCTGATCGTGCATTCGAAGAAGAGGTGATGCTGTCTGGGTTTGGCGAAGCTCCGGTAAAGACTGAAGGTGCTGGCGTCGCATATGACAACGCACAGGAAGTCTACACTGCGCGATACACACACGAGACCATTGCACTGGCGTTCTCGCTGACCGAAGAGGCCGTAGAGGACAACCTCTATGACCGCCTGTCAGGTCGCTACACCAAGGCACTGGCCCGTAGTATGGCTCAGACCAAGCAGATCAAAGCGGCAGCTGTGCTCAATGGTGCTTTCACCACTTCCGTAGGCGGTGACGGAAAGCCCCTGTGTGCAGATGACCACCCGACGCTGAGTGGCCCGAACCTGCGCAACGAGCTGGCAGTGCCGGCGGACCTTTCCGAGACATCTCTCGAACAGGCTCTGATCGACATCGCCGCCTTCACCGATGAACGCGGTCTGAAGATTGCGATTCAGGGGCTGAAGCTGATTATCCCGAAAGAACTGATGTTCACTGCAGATCGCATCATGAAGTCCACTCTGCGCGTAGGCACAGCAGACAACGACATCAATGCGATTCGCAACATGGGCATGGTTCCGCAGGGCTACACTGTGAACCACTACCTGACCGATCCGGACGCATGGTTTATCAAGACCAATGCCCCGAACGGCATGAAGATGTTCGAGCGTGTAGCCATGAAGACTGGGTTCGAGGGCGACTTCGATACCGGCAACGTGCGCTACAAGGCAAGAGAGCGGTACAGCTTTGGTTTCAGCGACCCGCGCGGCGTCTTCGGTTCGCCCGGCGCAGCTTAATCGCTGCTCTGGCAATACTGAGAGGGCACCTTCGGGTGCCCTTTTTATTGGCTGGACACTCTGGCGTAACACTGATATAAAGACGCAACCCCGGAACACTTTGGGTGGCAGACGGCCCGGGCCGACTTCATGCAGACTGCCCCTCACAACTCGCATGAGAGGACTCTACGATGGGTGCAACGCACTACTCCGGCCCCCTGCTCTATTCAGGCGCCAACAAATCAACCTATTTCGCTGGCATGTCGGATCTCCCTATGGGCTTCAACCTGTCTACGTTCTCCCTCTTGGATGACTTTGTCGGTGTCGCCATCGACAGCACCAATAGTTGGACCGTGGTCAAAGACTCGGGTGCCGCTGTCGCCATCGTGGCAGACACGGTAGGCGGCGAAGTTGCGCTGACCTCCACGGCTACCACGGACGACGACGGCGCCTCGATTCAGGGCAACGAAATCTTTTCGGTAGACGCTGACAAGGTCCTGTACTTCCAGACCCGGTTGAAGTGCAACGACGCTGACCAGACCGACATCTGTGTCGGCCTGACTGTCAACTTCGCCACCAACCCGGAAGCCATGTTGACCGCTGCCGACCGCATCGTGTTTCAGGTAAACGACGGCAACGCCTCTATCCTGTGCAAGACCGAAAAGGACGGCACTGAGACTTCCACGGATTCTTTGGTGGATCTGGAAGACAACACCTATGTGGTGCTTGGATTTGCGGCCACCGGAACGGGAAGCGTTCAGTTCTTCATCAACGGCAAGCTGGTCGCAACGCACCTGACCGACATCCCGGATGATGAAAATCTGGCACTTGCCGCAATGAGTGTTTCGGGCAGCGCCACAGGCACTCGTGCCACCACCATTGACTATATCTTCGGTGCGCAGACCCGATAAGGGGGAGCCATGAGCTTCAGTAATATCCAATCGGTGACCAAGACGGCAGATGCGTCTGCCATTGTTGGGCGCACTAGGGTGGTGGGGGTGTACTTCACCTGCACCAACACGGCAGCGTCTTTCGTCTTGAAAGACGGCACCACGTCAGCAGGCACGGGCAAGATGACCGTCACAACCCCGGCAGCTGCTGGGGCATATGACATCATCATCCCTGACATGGGCATCCTGTTTGAAGACGGGGTGTTCATTGATGTCAGCAGTGTTGAAGTAACCAGTGTGACCCTGCTGTTTGAAGGCGGAGCGGCTGCCTAATGGCAACCAAAAGCAAGGGCATGGGCATCAAGACCTCGGTCAAGAGCGGTAATTTCCGCCCGACCAAGTCTGGGGCAGGCATGACGGAGAAGGGCGTGGCGGCGTACCGCAAGGCCAACCCCGGAAGCAAGCTCAAGACAGCGGTGACTGAAGACAACCCATCCCCTGCTCGCGCCAAGCGCCGCAAGTCGTTCTGCGCGCGCTCTGCTGGTCAGATGCGTGATTTCCCAGAAGCGGCAAAAGACCCCAACAGCCGGCTTCGGCAGGCACGACGCAGGTGGAAGTGCTGATGAAAAAAGCCGCTCCCAAGAAGTCAGGTGTCAACGCTGCGGGTAATTACACAAAGCCGGCACTTCGGGAACGCCTGTTCAACCAGATCAAGGGGCAAGCTGTTCAAGGCACCCGCGCAGGACAGTGGAGCGCCCGTAAGGCACAGCTGCTGGCCAAGAAGTACAAGGAAGCCGGAGGAGGCTACCGAGACTGATGAAGAAGACGCAGCAGTCATTGAAGCAATGGACTGACCAAAAGTGGCGCACCAAGTCTGGAAAGCCATCGAGCAAGACCGGGGAGCGGTATCTTCCGGAGGCTGCCATCAATGCCCTGACCCCGGCGGAATATGCAGCCACTTCTCGCAAGAAGCGGGAAGACACCAGCAAGGGAAAGCAGTTTTCGAAGCAGCCTAAAAAGATCGCAAGTAAAGTGCGTAGCTACAGGAGCAAGTCATGAAGAACAAGATGAAGATGGTCGAGAAGAATGGCAAGAAGGTTCCTGCTTTCGCTGCTGACGGCGTAGGCAAGATGAAGAAGGGCGGCATGGCCTCGGACGACATGGGCCGTGCCGTGAAGCGTAAAACTGCGGACGTTAAGGGCCGCGCTATGAAGACAAGAGGTAAGTAAAATGGCTGGACGTGGAATGGGTGCCGCTACCAAAGGCGGCGGTTGCGTTGAAAGTGGCCCGAAAAACCGCATGGTTTCCGAAACCAGCCGAAAGACAGGCCCTGTCATGATGAAGAAGGGTGGCATGGCCATCAATCAGCACAAGAAGATGGCGATGGGCATGATGGGCGGCGGCATGGCCAAGAAGTACCGCAAAGGCGGCATGGCGTGTGACTGATGGCAACTTCAGGAACGACGGACTTCAATCTCAACATAGATGATCTTGTTGAGGAATCGTTTGAGCGGTGTGGCATGAGGATGACCTCTGGCTACCAGCTCACCTCTGCCCGTCGTTCCTTGAATTTGCTGTTTCTTGACTGGGCCAACAGGGGCTTAAACCTCTGGACCATCGAGGAAGCCACGTATGCGCTGGTGCAGGGCAGCCGTGAGCTGACGCTGCCGACGGACACGGTCAACGTCTTGTCTGCGGTTATTCGATTGACGCAACAAGGCCAGCAGACAGACATCACCGTGGACCGCATAAGCCGCGAGGATTATTTGGAGCTCCCTGACAAGCTGACGCAGGCCCGTCCGGCGCAGTACTACGTTCAGCGGGCCAACCCCACAAAAGTGTTCTTGTACCCTGCTGCCGATCAGCCTTATACGTTCGTCTACTACAGGATTCGTCGAATTCAAGATGCCGGTGGTTACACCAACACGGCGGATGTCAACTTCCGGTTTTTGCCGTGCCTTGTGTCGGGGTTGGCATATATGCTTTCCTTGAAGTTTGCACCAGAGCGAACCGCGGGCCTCAAGCAGTTGTACGAAGAAGATTTCCAGCGTGCCGCACTAGAGGACAGGGACACCGCAAGCATTCATCTTGTTCCAGACTTCGGGGGGTGAGATGGCATTTGCAACAGGCAAGTTCTCCTTCGGCCTTTGTGACTACTGTGGCCAGCGCTACCCCTATCAAGTTCTGCGCAAGAACTGGCGTGGCTTCATGGTGTGTCCTGAAGACTACGAGCCGAAAGAGCCCCAGCTGGATCCCTTGAACTACCGCGGTGACGCGATAGCCCTAAGAGATCCCAGACCTGATAGAATTGAACCCGTGGTAGTGTACTTGGGAGTCCCTGCTGACTCTGCATTCCAGAGCATCGGCAGCGCCACCAATACCGTGAACATGAGGCCATTCCCGCAGCAGAATGCTGTTCTGGGAGTGGGTCAAGTAGGCCGTGTGACCATAGTGATAACCTGATGACATACGACGAGCTGGTTACAAATATTCGGAACTACACCGAGGTCGACAGCAACGTGTTCACCAACGCGGTGATCAACACGTTCATCACCATGGCCGAGAACCGGATCCTGCGGGACATTGATCTGGACGTGTTCAAAAAAGAATCCACGGGCACGATGACCAGTGGCAACAAGTTCCTGAGCGCCCCGAGTGACATCTTGACTCATCGGTACATGATGATCACGAACTCTGGGGATCAGATATTCTTGGACTTCCGAGACACGTCGTTCATGAAGGAGTACTGGGCAGACGGCTCTGAGACAGGCGTGCCGAAGTACTACTCGGTCTGGGACCAGAATACCTTCTACGTGGCGCCGACGCCGAACAGCAATTACTCAGTGGAGCTGGGCTACATCTATCGGCCGGCGCAGCTGTCCTCGACCAATCCGACCACGTGGATCAGCAACAATGCTCCCGAGGCCCTCCTGTATGCCTGCCTGATTCAGGCCTACAGCTACACGAAGGGCCCGACAGAGATGCTGAATTTCTTCACGGCAAGTTACCAGCAAGCGATTCAGGGTCTGGGTATCGAGCAGCAGGGTCGCCGTCGCCGTGACGAGTACCGTGACGGCATGATTCGCCTGCCTGTAAAATCAGAATCACCGGGGCCATAAAACATGATCAGTACTATTGGCGGTGCGGAGCTGGGGGAAGTAAAAGCCATGTTGGTCTCTGGCCGTGGTTTTACCCCGGAAGAAGTGGCCGAGCAGGCGCTTAACAAGATCATCTCAGTTGGCGGT